AACAGTTACACATGCTGTTTTTTCGCCAGGTTTCTATATGAACCTGTAGCGGGCCGAAGACAAAACAACGGCACTTGGAGCCTACGGGGGCTGTTTTTGAGCACCAGCTAACTGGTGTACTCGCCTGGTACATATAGTAACAGGACTGGGAGGGAAAGGGGTTTTCCTAGTTTAAGAGATTCCTATGGCACCTTCTGAGGTTTCTGGGAAACCATCCCGTCATCAGTACCTTTAAAGTATATACTTAAAGCTGAGACTCAATGGCCCTGAAAACCCCAGCATACTGAGGGAAGAGAAGGGACAACGCTGTTGCAATTGTGTGTTTGTTCCTATGGGCAAACTGCTTGCCACTGTTTAGCAACCCTTTAATGTCTGCTAAATGGAGTGGGTTCTCCATCACGGGGTGAAGACGTGACGCGAGCATCACGGCATCCTCTGCATCAGCCGCGCGTGCGCTTGTAACGTCCCGTAAGAACAACTGGCTAGTACTTTTAAACTCTATATGGTAATCAAACCTAAGCATAAAGTTGGTCTGTGTGCTAGGGTCAGTATCAACAAACCAGTAATACAACCAATCGCGCTGAGATCTGAGGTTAAATGCTCCACCGAGGTCTGGGTAGCCGTCTTTAGCACTACCCATAACTCGGTAGGAGTGGTAAGTCCTACCGTACTCATCTAGGGGCAGCCAACCATAAGCACCCAACTCGGCCTTACCACTATACCTAACCTCTTTATTTATGGACTGTACATCAGCTATAGTAGCCGTTGAAAAGGTGTTACCCGGACCCATACGCCCCGCATACACTGTACCCTCCCTCTTGATAGTCGCGTCGACGTTGGTCATCAACGCGGAACAAGCAGTAGTGCGACAAGAGAGGAAGGGCTGGGCAGAAGACTCTACCTCAGGCATGGTGTAGTGGGCGTAGGTTGTGTCGCCTGCATTGTGGGTAATGACCGCCTTCAACAAAACCGAATGGCCCAAATAAGCGGAGGTGGTGGTGTACTGGACTAAAGTCACAGCATAATAATCACCTTTGACGACAACCCAATTATTGGTTCCACTTGTGCTAACGAGCTCCGTCACCTCTTCGATCGGCGCTTCGAAGCCACCAACACGCTCGATAATGTACTTCACATCTTGGAGAGTCGCTCCAGTCCCCGCATAGGCATCAATTGTGAGGGTTAGGCCCAAGATGTCGCCAGCGTCCATCCAGATGAATCGTTTGCCGTCGGCAACTCCGGGATACAGGTAGCCACCACCATTGTGTGGAGAGGTACCTGTTGCGGCATAAGCGTAAGCAAAGTTTAAACTCTTGCCGACGATGACCAGAGCGTTGGCGACAGTGGACGAATAGGTGACGAACTGCTGTCCCACAGCGACACGCTCGCCAGGATAATCAGTTACAAGGGTTCCAGCACCGGTGGCGCGCATGGGCCCCAGCACACATACACAGGCCAGTGAGTAGGCTGGTGACTGAAGCACAGGTTTGACAAACGCCCGAGTGGGCTGCTTGAATACCGCGACAAAAGTTGAACCAGCAGGCAAGGAAGGGTAATTAGCTGACGCAGTACTACTACTAGCTAACGTAGTTGTTGTGGTAAGTGCTAGTACAGCGGATGGTTCACGATCAAGACCGGTTGGAAGTCGCACAGGTCTAGAGTCTGCCGGATTCACCAAGGCAGAATAGTACTGTGTGGCCCAAGTGCGACCAGGACGTATACCCCGCAAGGCAGGTACAACGGCAGCAGGCCGTACTACGTTGCGTATGGCAGGGTTAGCACGTTGACGGCGTTGTTTCTTGCTATTCCCAGGTCTGGGGTTCTTGGTATTGGGCATGCTACTTACGGTTAGTACACCTCAGCGCGCCACAATCCAAAGGAATATGGCGCGAACCTACGGTAACACAAACATCGTCTGGTTGTGGTGCTTCAATCACCTCAGGTCAGGCCGGGTTTCCTGCCCTGCGTGCTACACCACCACCCTTCTGAGCCCGTGGGTGCCAGACAACCAGCTGGGCGTACGCACCACCCTGCCTCTGAGGGCAGTAGCGCGTGGAGACTGCATCCTGCGCGTTGCCACCAAGGGTGGCGTGCTCGTGGTTAGAGCTCAGACATACAGGGCCAGTCATTTGCAGCCTCCACTACACCGCGACCTAAGACTCCTCACAGAGTATCCGGTCTAACAGATGGCAGCTGATGTCTATGGTGACAGTAGGAGAATTGTTGAGCAGAGTTTTGAAGACGTGGACGTCGTGGGCGTCAACTCTGTAGTCGACGTAAAACTCGGAAAGAGTGCGCTCGTCAATAAAGCCAGTGGAACGGTGGCCAGCCATCGGGTTATGTTGCTCGACCTCGAGCGCAGCCACCGGTCCTGAGGTACGGCTCAAGTACCATTCACAAACGATCGCCAGAGGGACGCAACACCGACCCTGCTGCAAAACCTGAGTCGCTACACCGCGACCCCAGGAGAAAGGATGCAAGCTGGAATCCAGCTGCCAGAACATCTTGCGCATGCGGCGCGCCGGCTCAGGGGCCCATTCGTACTCCGACCCGTTCCAAACGGGCCGCTGAGCCAAAAACGTACCCATACGCCAACGGTGCTCTGGCAAGCACTTAACCTTCACGGAGAAACCAGCAGCAGCCCACGCGGCACGGTACTCCTCCAGCGCTTGGGTGGTAGTAATATCTACCCCACATATATACCTGGGGCAGCGTACAATCCCGTCATCACCCGAAGCGGCCTGGTAGGTGCACTGCAGCACTCTATTCACACATTCAGCAGCGTCAGGGCGTGCGATTAAACTTTTATAACCGTAAACAGCGCTCGCAACGGCTATCGCACGAATGAACAAACAAATGAGCGAGTTTTTGTAAGAAGTGTCACTGACACCACTCGCGTTGACGAAAGAAACGTAAGCCATCAAAGTGCCAATGCGAACTTTGAACACCATCTCGCCGGAATACAACAGTTCTATGAGCCTGGGGAGGTCGGGGAACTGGAGATTGCGAACTCGCTCGTGATATTCGAAGGACTCAAAAGAATGGTTTGAGTCTATGGCAGTGATGTCGTCAACAATGGTGATAAACCCTCCGAGCTCAGTGTGCGTAAAATTCAGCCACCGATTCATCTCGCTGGGAGTCGCACAGCCGGCATAAAACATACGATGGGTACACCGGAAGGTGTGAGCAAGCCACTTGGTCTGACTGTGGGTGTAAGGACCAAGTTTCATAAGGATGATTGGTTCGGGTGAGCATATAAACCGAGGTTTCATTGTAGACTTCAATGTCCAAGAGTAGTCCATATCATATTCGGCGTCGTAGCCATTTTCCTGTTTTGTAAAACCGCCCATGCGCACACGCAGGACGGTCTGATCAAATATGCCGTACTGGGTATAGACTGCTTCTACATGCTCAGTGACATCCAACCATCCCTCGCATTCCATGCGATAAGCTTCCTCCATCTTGGCGCGTTTTGCGGCGCTATAGTTAGACAAAAATGCTCTGGTTGAATCGGGGGTCAACCGGAGAATATGCGGCTTCGTCAATTGGAAGGCCAAGTCATATACAAGACGGCTCGGCACGTGAAGGCTCAAAGAGCCAAGACGGA